GCTTCAACGTCACGAGTATATCCACGACCATCGATCGAAACATTAATTTGCTCCTTTGCCACTACATGCCGCCTTGCTGCTGTTGCTGCATAAGGGTCATCATGTTTGAAATGTTTTTAGCAACCTGTTCGGTATCTGCTATCAGGCTTGCATCAATGCCAAACCTGTCTGCCAGAAACTTGATTGTTGCATCCTGTTCATAAAGAGCCGGACCAAACTCAGGCCCAAATGTCTGTGCTATTGATTGCTGAAACCGCATAAAGTCCGATACGTCTTGCTGGTCTTGCGCTCTTAGCAATGGAGATACGGCAACAACCTTTAGTTCTCGTCCATCAACCTTGGGCAACTCAAGCAAACCCTGCTGCGTATAAATATGGATAACCCTTTCGACAAGCGGTTGCAGGAACTCTTTCTGCATCCTGCCAGCGACAGCACCCATGTCTCTAGCGACATCAGCCAGCCTTTCCGAGACTTCGGTTGCGGATAATGGTGTCTTAGCATTCGGGCGAGTATCAAGCTCATCAATGAACAATGCCTTTCTCACGTTCCTTCGCATGTCTTCCAGAATTAACTGTCCGACATCAAAACGTGCTGGTGATTGAAGGGTGTCTATAGTCGAGCCGGGGCTTCTAGGAATAAATGTTCCAGGCTGGATCGTTACGTTGTCAGGATTAAATACGCCATCATCATCATAAACATATGATCCGGCTATCGCCATTTCTGCGTTTTCAAGAATAAGCTGTACTGTCAGGTTCAATGTTTTAATTGCTGGCATGGCTTGAAGTATCGGACCACGACCCCAAACTTCGTATCCCGATTTAGACCAGCGTGTCGTTATCCACGGAACAGACCCACGACCAGCCATCTTAGATGTATGCAGAATAGCTTTGTCAGTTTCCGAAATCAGATAGTAAGTGTACTCATCCTTAAACCTGTCAGCACTATCATACATTGTGGCTTCGATAATCTTGGTCTTACGTCTTGGATCACGCTTTTGCGCTGATTCCATCTCAGGCGTGTACTGAGCATAAGGATACATATGCTTTACTTCGGTAATGTCGCAAGTGTCGTTCCAGCGAAACCAGTGAGACACCATATCCATGTGACCCGGCAAAACTGCAACGCTTGTTGGAGGAACAGCCGTAAAATGAAGATCGCCAACAAAACGACCACTTTCGACAAGCATATTCATTGTGCCTATACCAAGATCCTGAAGACCTTCGTGAAACTCTGCATTGAAATTAGAGTTACGCAGTCCTTCGTGTATAACCTCGGTTATTTCGTCAAGTTCTTCAATTAACTGCTTTGTGATTGCTTCTTTGGGAAAATCGGGGCCGGGGGCTAACTTAAAAGCACGACCATTCGGAGGAAAAAAGCCAAGCTGTAATCTGGATGCAAACTTTGGAAGTCCTGTTACCGCAGTTTCATCATAAATGTTCTCGGTGCGTCTACTGGCAACTGACTCCTGAAAAAAGGACTCTCTGTGAGGCAATACATAATCATATATTTCCTCCCAAATATCAGACCAAGAAGACCATCTGCCTTTGGCCTTCTTAAACTTGTCCATAACACGTTTATAATCCGCATCATGCCCACCGCTGCCAGAAGCAACAGTTGGGCTTGCGTCACCACCAGCTTCATCTCTCATTTAAGCACCTGTTATGGCCGAACCCATTTTTCTTCTTTTAAAGCCTGTATAACCACCTAGTTCGTCATCTTGCAGGGATGCCATACCAATCATATTAGATTTGCGTTTTCTGTCCCTTTCAGCCCCAATAGCTGCAAGATCAGCCTGTTCTTTAGCAAGCCTTGCTTTCTCAGCATTTCTTGCGTCAATGCTTTCCTGACTTTCTCTAGGCGGTTTGGGTGCTTTGAATAAGTTTGCCATCACAAGTCTCCTTAATATCACGCTCAAAAATGGGGGTTGCGCCACGTTTCAACAATTCACAATACAACTGATAGGGCGTAACTAGCCAAAACAGACGCAATCCGAGAAGATGTTTGATAAAACTCACGCAATACATGCCTTTTGGCAGATAAATAGGGTGTTCTTTGTCTTCATACTCAAGACAAGTGCAATATTCCTTTAAAGCAGCAACTAATTCTGTAGCGTCATCACCTCTTACCAAGTCACATTCAAATTTCTCTGATGCAAAGTCTAATTTTACCCACACATCTGCCCTTGGGTCGTACCTAACGGCAAAAACATGGGAAAATTGGGGTCTGTGCGTGGTAAAAAGCCACCAAGGACCAAAATTATCACTTGCACAAAAGCAAATAACCCACTTCATAACGCTCTGACACCGTTACGGTTACGGTTTCTCGCCTTCATGCGCTGAAAAGGATTACTAGCCCTCTCTACAGTGGTGGGGCGGGTGACTTTCTGGTTGCCAAAGAAAACACGGCGTCCCTCGCCGCCTCCTAAAAAAGCGTACTGCAACGCATCATGCACATGAGAAAACCTGTTCTTGTTCGGCTTTTCCTCATATTTCTCTGTACCCATGTAATATTGACGCTTAAACTGATAACCACCTTCAAAGCCAGATATTAGATTAGTACATGTGGGGCTAACCAATACGGCAGGGTTGCCGTCAACCATTCTGTTCAAACCGCCTTCAACAGCTTCCACACGAACAAAGATGTCATTGCTCGATGCGGGGTAAGCCATAATGCCAGCAGCCCTTAAAATCATAAAAGGCGTATGCTCTGATGTCTGTGCCATCTGATTACCAGCCGGATCACCAATAAACTTCATGGTTAGCTTGTCCCAACCATGCTTGGCTATCTCACGCTTTAACATTTCGGCAAATCGGGCTGCACCCATATCCTGCATGACAACCTCATGGAATATAGTCCATCTGCCAGAATACATTTGCTGGCAAAACACAGCACTAGGCGATCTGCCAAAATCAATACCAACAATAACATCAAACTGATCTGATGGCTCAATAGGCTCTCTTGCTACATGGGTTTCTTTTCTGAATGTCGGATAGACAGGCTTGCCATCCAGTAATGCCTGATACTCATTTAATACATAAACACGAACCCATTGCGGGCCTTTACCCAAAATAATCTTGTTATAGTAATCAACTTGAAGGTTATCCCTGTTTTCAGACTTCATGTTGGCTTCATAACCAGTTAGATTTCCCTGATCGTCCTTTTTCTCAAACATAGCACCAGCCTGTTTGAAAAAAGACCAGTCGTCAGGCTTGACCATAAGGAGCCGTTCATCAGCCGTAAGATACTCAGGGGTCGGAACTTCACCAGCCATAATACCCCACCAATGAACTTCGTCAGGGGCATTGGTATCCATAATAACACCGTACCAAGAAGGACCTCCATCACGCATGGAAGGAAATCTTCCAACACGCATCGTACAAGCGTCCACAATCGATTTGCTAATTTCCCTAGCCTCATTGACCCACACACCTGTTAATTCCAGAGACAACAGCTTCTTTACATCTTCCTGTCTGTCCAAAGCCAAAAAGATGACTTCAAGCTCAACAACAGAATTATCAGGCAATGCAAACCGTACATGATGCGTATAAGGGGGCGACCAGTGAAATCTGCCAAGATCATCACTAAACCAGTCTCGCCATGTCTTGATTGTTGTGGTCTTTAACTGTGGGTTGGTATTACGAATAACTGCCCATCTGGTTCTGCGTACACCCTGATCATTTGGCTTCTGCATGGTGGCTTTACGCATAATCTCCATGCAACAAGTAACAGACTTGCCAGATCCAACAGGACCACGAATACCACGGACAAAAGACTCATCCCTCATAAATTCCCTGGCAACAGGACCGGGGGGTTTGTAATCAAGGTTCATATCTTTGTCTGCTTAAACGCCTTGTTCTTTTCCATCAACCTACGCTGTTCAGCAGTAGATAAACCACCTTGAGCAACCTTTTGTGCAACTGTGGTCTTAGGCTTAACCTTGCTTGGTGCAGGAGCCTTTGATTGGGTAGGCTGGTCATTCGTGCCTCTGCGATCATTCTTATCAATACCAAGAGTTGTATCGATTACTTCTTCAGTCACTTTCTTAAAAGGCTTCTCTACTACTTCCTCAAATAATTCACCGCCAGCTTTTAAAATAGGCTTGGCTACCTTCTTCTCAACAAACTTCAATGGCTTTTTAACAACAGCCTTGAAAATCTTCTTAGG